GCTTATTGAAACAGACGATAGTCTTGATAGTATCAATGCTACTACTAGCAGTATTGTTAAGTATGTCTCCCAAAAAGCCGGAATTGGAATTGGTGCAGGTAGAATTCGAGCACTTGGGAGCCCAATTCGAAACGGAGATGCTTACCACACGGGGGTTATACCATTTTACAAGTTGTTCCAAAGCGCCACTCGTAGTTGTTCGCAAGGGGGTGTCCGTAATGGCGCCGCTACATTGTACTACCCAATCTGGCACCTCGAGATTGAGGACCTGATTGTATTAAAGAACAATAAGGGAACCGAAGACAATCGTGTGCGTCATATGGATTATGGCGTGCAGTTTAACAAGTTGATGTACGAAAGACTAATCACAGGCGGCGACATTACCTGCTTTAGTCCTCATGATGTACCTGAGCTGTACTCTGCTTTTTTCAATGACCAAGATCGATTCAAAGAGCTTTATGAGCGAGCAGAGCGTAATACCAAGCTGAGAAAGAAAACTTTCAAGGCTAGTGATTTGTTTAGTAGATTCATGCAGGAACGTAAAGATACTGGTCGTATCTATCTACAGAATGTGGACCATGCTAATACGCATAGCCCATTTGATGAGAAAGTTGCACCGATCAAGATGAGTAATCTTTGCGCGGAAATTGATTTCCCAACTGTGCCGTTACGAGATGTCAACGACGAGGATGGTAGGATCGCCCTGTGTACTCTATCAGCGATCAATTGGGGCAATGTAAAAAGCCCACATGACTTCGAAAAGATGTGTCAGTTGGCGGTAAGGGGATTGGACGCATTACTATCATATCAAAACTATCCAATTCTTGCAGCACAGTTAGCCACTGAAGAGTTTAGGCCAATTGGTATTGGTATTATCAATTTTGCCTACTTCCTGGCTAAGAATGATGTTGGTTATAGTGATCCTAGAGCATTGGCACTAGTAGACGAGTATGCAGAAGCTTGGTCGTATTACTTGATCAAGGCTTCTGCGGACCTCGCAGAAGAACAAGGCGCTTGCACTAGATGGCGAGATCTTAAGAGTGCAAATGGCGTACTACCTATCGATACACGTAAAGCAGATGTGGACGAATTGGTGCCCTACCAAGAGCGTATGCCTTGGCAATCACTACGCGAACAAATCCAACGTACTGGTCAGCGCAATGCCACACTAATGGCCTTGATGCCAGCAGAAACAAGCGCACAGATCAGTAACGCTACCAACGGAATTGAGCCACCACGTTCGTATGTGTCGGTGAAACAAAGTAAACACGGCGCATTACGCCAAGTAGTACCTGAATATCGTAGATTAAAGAACAAATACGAACTACTTTGGGATCAAACCAGTCCCGAGGGTTATCTCAAACTATGCGCGGTACTACAAAAATACATTGATCAAGGCATTAGTGTAAATACTTCCTACAATCCACAGTACTATGATGATGAAAAGATTCCGATGTCAGAAATGCTACAGCATCTGCTCATGTGCTACAAGTATGGATTAAAGCAGTTATATTACTTTAATACCTTTGACGGTCAAGGCGAAATTAACATTGATAAACTAGTTGATTCTAAACCCATAGAAGAAACAGAATATACCAGTCAAGAAGACTGCGACAGTTGCGTAATCTAATAGAGGAAAAATGAATCTACGAAAATATATCAATTTGATCGAAGATGCTGCTGGCATCACCGATGATTGGTTCAAGCAAGGAGCCTTTCAAACCTACAAACAACCCAATCCTGAACGGTATGAAATTGCCCAAGAAGATGGCACTATTCAAACACTTGAAGGTCCGGTAAATTATAAAAAGGGATATTACATCCTAACCGGACCCAAAGGAGAGCAGTATCCTATGCCTCCAGAAAAGTTTCGTGAATTAAAAGATGACGCCGGTGACGGCGTTTGCTACCCTAAGAAAATTATTAAAGTAGCAAAATTGGCAGATCATGATGGATCGGTTGCAACCAGTTGGGGAGAAGTGTTAAACTACACAGCAGGCAATGACTACATTGTTAGACACGGTCCCGACGATTACGGTGTAGTAAAACGAGAGATATTTGAAAAAACTTATGCAGTTGGAGAATAACATTGAGCGTCTTTAATATTAACAATAAAAATAATCATACACAGGCTTTGGCATTTCTTGACGAATCGGGCGCACACCCTATTCAAAGATACGATGTACTAAAGTATAGGCAATTTGACAAACTAACAGACAAGCAATTGGGATTCTTCTGGCGACCAGAAGAAGTGGATGTACTTCGAGATTCAAAAGACTTCAAAGAACTGACTGAACATGAACAACATATTTTTACAAGCAATCTTAAGCGACAAATCCTTTTGGATAGTGTTCAAGGTCGTAGTCCCAACCTTGCTTTTCTTCCCATCGCTACTATTCCTGAGCTCGAAACTTGGATTCAAACTTGGGCCTTTAATGAAACGATTCATAGCCGTAGCTATACTCATATTATCCGCAATGTTTATAGCGACCCTAGCATTATATTTGATGAGCTCACGGATATAAAAGAGATAGTAGATTGTGCCAAGGATATTAGTAAGTATTACGATGATCTTATTGAGACTGTGCAATACTATAATCTACTAGGTTACGGAACTCACACTGTCAATGGAAACACAGTTGCGGTTGATCGTAGAGATCTAAAAAAGAAATTGTGGTTATGTCTCAATAGTGTCAACGCATTAGAAGGCATTAGATTCTATGTGAGCTTTGCTTGCAGTTGGGCATTTGCAGAGTTGAAAAAGATGGAAGGCAATGCTAAAATTATTAAACTGATTGCACGAGACGAAAATGTTCATTTAGGGTCCACGCAAACCCTTCTCAAATTGCTACCTCAGGATGATCCTGATTATGCTTCTATCAAAGAAGAAACTCGTGCAGAATGTGAAGCAATGTTTTTGGCAGCGGCCGCACAAGAAAAAGCCTGGGCTCACTATTTGTTTAAAGACGGTAGCATGATTGGTCTTAACGAACAACTATTAAGTCAATATGTAGACTGGCTAACTTGCAAGCGTATGACCGCTGTTGGATTAAACTGCGGAATGAAGCCAGGGTCGAACCCACTACCGTGGACTGCAAAATGGATTGCTGGTGCTGAAGTGCAAGTGGCTCCACAAGAAACAGAAATTAGTAGTTATGTAATTGGTGGTACAAAACAAGATGTTGATCAAAACACATTCAAAGGATTTAGTTTGTAATGTTAACAGTATATTCAAAAAACAATTGTCCATTTTGTGATCGGACAAAACAGCTATTAGAAAATAAAGGTGTTTCGTACACAGAAGTTAATATCGAGTACGACCCAGAATCGAGGCAGATGTTGTTAGATAAAGGACTTAGAAGTGTACCGCAGATTTTTCACGGTTATGAATTAATTCCTGGAGGTTTTAATGGTCTTGCTAAACAATCAAATGAATTTTTCGAAAAGGTAAAACAGTAATGTTAGTTACAAAAGGTTATCAAGAAGGCGATATTGTAAGTTTCAAATTAATCACCGGAGACGAAATCGTAGCGAGAATTGTTGACTCTGGTCCCAATGGATTTCAAATTTCCAAACCATGTACAGTAATGCCTAGCCCACAAGGAATGGGATTAATTCAAAGTTTATTCACTGCTGATGCAGATGCCAGCGTAGTCTTGCGGAATGAACATGTTATCATGCATGCTCCCAGTATCGACGCCATGCAAAAACATTATATCAAAACTACCACTGGTATTGAACCTGTCACAAGAGGAAGCATAATAACCTAATGCCCGGAGTCAGCAGAGTTGGCGTTGACAGCGCCGGTGGAATCATAACAGGTCCAGGAGCACCATCGGTGGTAGTCAATGGAGCAGCAGTCAGTGTCAAAGGTGACGCAGTGGCTCCACACGGCGACAATCCTCATGCCAGTGCCACAATGGTTGGCTCAAGCAGCACCGTGATTGCCGGTGGCAAGGGTGTGGTCAGAGCCGGAGATGCTGCTTCCTGTGGTGATACCGCATCTGGTAGCTCAGACGTGATTGCCGGTTGATTCATTCATAAACCACTCGTATTACTTGTAAAAAACCAGAAAAAATGCTATAATATACTCATTGAATGGGGTAATAGCAGTTGTTTTCTCGAAAATATCATAGTTATATAAAACTACAACCTTAAAGAAGGAGGAAAAATAGATGAGACAACATTTGCCAAACTTGACAAAATTTGTATCAATCGTTTTTGGTATGTGGTTGGCCACATACACCTTGGTAGAGGTCACCAAAAACAAATTTGCATCACTCAAGGTCACTAAGGCCGAGATGGCTGCTATGCAACCAGTAACCGGGGAGGAAAGATCTCGCCAGCTACGTTGCCTCACGCAGAACATCTATTGGGAAGCTGCCAGCGAACCATTTGAAGGAAAAGTCGCTGTAGCTCAAGTAACGATCAATCGTGCAGCCAGTGGGCAATTTCCCAATGATATCTGTGCAGTAGTTTACCAAAAGAATGTAATCTATTCAAAAGTAGTTTGCCAGTTCTCTTGGTATTGCGACGGTACTCATAGAGTAAGGCCGATTTATCAGCCCCTCTATAACGAAAGCGCAGAAGCAGCAAAAAAAGTTTTACTAGAAGGTTTTAGACTTCCAAGTCTCAAAAATGCAATGTATTATCATGCTGACTATGTTCAACCAGGATGGGGCAAAAAGCCTATTGCCAAAATTGGACGCCATATTTTTTATGGTAGTTAAGCAGGATACACAATGCCATTATTAACATCAACCACTAAATCAAAAATTGTAAAAATGGAAAATTCAAATAAGATTGATTTTGATCGCGTCAAACAAAGTGTGGTAGAGTTCTTCTCTACACACTTTAGTAAAATTTCTGCAGAGACCATGGGATGGTTAGCGGCTATAGCATTACACGCTGCTACCGTTCCAACTTTGCTTGCCTTACTAACCGGACTAACAGACACTACACCCAGTGTAGACGTTGTGTTGTTTATGTGGTTGGGTTTGGTATTGTTGTTTGGTCGTGCAGTAATTTTAAAGGACTTGCTAAACATTGTAACCATTGGGTTGGGATTTGTCATTCAGGCTGTTCTTATGGCACTCATACTGTTCAAGTAATCCATAAATATTATTAGAACAGGAGGCAACGATGACCAAACGTGCCGAAATTGAAATCCAAGAAGTAGCAGAAGATTATCAAGACATTGGAGAAGAGGACTATGGATTTATCTTCGACTCCGATGGTAATTTGAAGTATGCCTTTATTCCAGAAATTGTTCCTGACAAACCACCAAAAAATATTGCTAAAATAATGAAGATCTTGGGTGTCATTGATCTAGCACAATTTAACAATGACTTAACAATTCATTAACGGTTGACCCAAAAGGTCCTTTTTGCTATACTAAGAGCATGAAAAAGGACATGACATTTTATCTCAAGTGGCTTGCAACTTTCGTAACAATTATTGGAGCGATTTGCACAAGCATTAACATTTACCCTGCAGGTCCTGCCCTGCTTAACCTAGGCGCTCTACTGTGGCTCATTGTAGCAATAAAATGGCGCGAGTGGAGTCTTATTACAATTAATGCAACACTTCTTGCAATTTATACAATAGGTTTAGTTATTAAATTACTATGATTTGGATCGTTATCGTTTTTGCAATACTTGCTATTTGGGGCTATTTTGCTCACAACGACAACGACAATCATCATTGCTAAATTAGCAACACTTATTTTGGTAGACCAAAAAGACCCATTTTGCTATAATGTATGTACAGTAACTAATAAGGAGCGTAACAAATGACAGAATTCGAAAAAAACTGCTACGGTATGTCCCAAGAAGATATTCGTGAGCAATACATGCAATCAATTACCGCCCGACTGAGTGGCTTGGAGATGGTGGTAATGAGCGTGTTGTCAGATGCACAAGAACTGCTGGCAATGGACCGTTCCGACGCCGCTCGTAAGCAAATGAACATTGCCAAGTTCATCCTGAGCGAAATGATGGACGCCAAGCGTAATGAAGAGATGGTTCTGGTAAGTTCCGACGGTAAGGAGATCGCATAATGAATGCTCGTGTGTACAAGGACTACGGAAACGTCCGAATTGTGTCCGAAGGACACGAGCTGATAGTTCAGCGATTTGTAGAATACAATGAGCAAGGTTGGACCAGGGTTCGATCGTTTCATGAAATATCAGATGACTATGCAATTACCAATGCACGTGATTGTGCCGAAGAGTTGGTTGCTAAATTAAAAGAGGCAGCGTAATGAGTATTCAATTTATTGCAGATGGCCGTAACGGCCGTGGTGAGCGTGTGGTGCTTTGGCGTTATGGTGATTACCGGTACGAATTGGAGATTGGCACAGGCATCTACAAAAAAAGCCTGAAGTTCCACGAGACCGAATACTACGAAGCACTGGATCAGTTCAATGCGGCTGTTGCAAATTACCAAGACTTGGAGGCAGTGTAATGGAAGACCAAACTTTACTTGATTGCCTGTACGAAGAACTCGTCAACTTGGACGAGCAGGCCGGTTGTTTCGACGAAGTAACTAACCG